AATTGTACTTGTTTTGTTAGCTGTTTTTTCTATGTATGCGCTTGGAATTTTTTCCTGCAAACCCGTTGTACTTGTAGTTGTTAGATAAGTAGGTGTTGTATTTGTAGGCGCAGCAGGGTTTTTAATTCCGTAAGGAAAGTTTGTCGGATTTTGTGCCAACATTAAAAAAGGAACTAAAAATAAAAATAAAATTAATTTTTTCATATGTAATATTTAATTAAAATTTGTGAGTCATTTTCAATTGTCATTTTAAAAGTAACTGTATCTTCTGTCTGTGTAAAAGTATTTAAATCAGCTTCAAATCCTATTTGTTCTATGTATTGAATATATCCATCAACATATGCATCTATTGCAATTGCATTAGTTGGTAATATATAATCCTGTCCTAATCCTGCAAATCTTTTTGAATAAATTAACGATATTATTGCAAGAGGTTTGTTTTTTATGTAGTCATCTTGCGTATCATCTTCTTGTAAAAAATCAGGTTGTACATTTTTTTCTGCATCTGCTTGTAAATTTTCAAGTTTTAATTTTTCCGTATCCGTATAATCATTACTCGACAATCCTTTACCTGTAATTTTATCAACTTTACTATTATACAATTCTGCATTCATAGTATTTTGATTTCCAAATGCAGTTCTTAAAGCATCGCCTAAATTATCATTTGGACTCGATATATCGTGAAGTATTTGGCTCATGGTCTCATCCAATTAAAATTAGACTTCGCCTTTGTTGAATCTGGCGACGGTCTTTCAGGCAAATTTAACAAATCTAATACTTCCAGCAATTTTATTTCTAATCCAGTTGCAAGTTTTTCGTATTTATCCGCTTTTTTTTCTCTTTGTTCGTCAGTTAATTGCTCCGTTTTTTCTGGAGTAACTAAATAAACTCCATTTTGAGATACTTTCGCTACTCCTAATTGAAGGTAATACGAACATGTAAAGTAAGCTAATATAGTAGCTATGTAGTCATTATATATTGCTAAATAATCACCTGCTAAAGTATCGTTTTCGTAGTCGTCAAGTATTTTATTATACAAATTAACTCCCAAAATTCTTTTTATTTCAGAGTTTTGAGCCATAAAAATGAAAGGATTAATAGAGTCGTTATCTATATTCCCATCGAACCCCGATAACCTCGAAATATCGTCTATTGAAATTATTAATTTTATCATAGTATTGGGTCTTTTACATCTGAAACAATCGCTTTCTCCTGTCCAAAATTCACAAAATCAATATCGCATTCTGGATCTATCTTTTTAAATATTAAATCTAAAGAATCGAGTATAATTTCACGCATTGGATTAATTACACCTAAATATAAAGAGTCCGTTGCCGTTGCAATTTCATCAGCATTATTTGAGAATCCAGAGCTTCCCGGACGTTGGAATAAAATATTCATTGCAGAATGTGCTGCCATTAGTTTTATTTCTGCTGTTTCGTCATACGTCACAAATTGTTCGTTCCTTCCTCTTGGCTCTATTGTATCAACGATAATAGCTTCATCCGCTGACTCATTTACTGAAATTGTAACACCGCCGCTATTTTCAGTGCCAGTCCATCCTTCTTTTATTTTCGTCTTAATTTCTTCCTTTTCATCTTCAGACAGCATTGCACCGTTATTAATGTTGATGATTGTCTTTCCTTGAAAACCTCTACTAACATGATTTATTGCATCATCAATTAACGCACTTTCAATCTTTGCGCTTTTTAGTCCGCTGAACCAATCGGGAAATGGATAATAAGGTTCTGAAGATAATTGTTTAATATGCAAAATTTCGAAAGTTTCTCCTTCTCCGAACATTGGGTAAAACTTCGGAGGAAATTGAAATTTTTTAGTATAATCCCAGCAATACCAATATCCGTTGACATCCATATAACCATTAGATTTAGGATTTGTATCAATATTCAATCCAACTCTTACAACTGGTGTATGTTTGATCTTTATAGGTTTGCCTTGGAAATTTATAATTTGCGGAAAAGAAGATCCTGCAAGTTTAAAATCATGGCAAATCAAACGCAAATCAGCTTTTGAAATATAATCATGGAGGTTTATTTTACCGTTTTTATCTTCCAAACCATTACCAACAATGTAGTTGACTATTGTTTTAATAATAAATGCGTTGGTCGGACTGTCATCGTATGAATCTTGGTATTTTTTAAAGTTACTATTATTGACTCCATTCAATGTGTACTCCGTTCCAACTGATGGAACGGTAATTCCTGTTTCATAGGCTGAAAAATTAACCTGTACAACGTTGTTGGTTTTCGCCATTATTTATAGAATTTATTATTGTTTTGTTTTGAATAATCTTGTATATTTTCCGTTTCTGTTGTGATCAGAATTTTTCCTAGTAAAACCACTTCATTATCTTGAAGCAAAGCATAAGAAATTTTGTCACCTATTTTTCCAGTAGGAAATTTGGCAAGCGTAACTTGGTAATTTTCATTTTGCAGTAATAAAATGGTTGCCAAAATTTCTTGTGACTTTTGACTCATTTCATTTTTCAACTGAAATTTAAAAATATTTGAAAGATCTAAAACTTTTCTTGGAACAATCTGAAATGTAGGCGAAGTATTTTTTTTTAAGATGTCCATGTAATGAAGATAAACCCCCATTTCTGAGGGTTGTTATTATTCTATACTGTTGGCATTATAGCCGCATTATAGTCTGTAATTGCTGCGCTTGCAAGCTGATACATTGGTTCTGCTTCTTTTGAATTTATTGTAACAGAAAACCCTTGTGAATCAGTTCCATTTGCTAAAGTCATTACATCGCACCCGTTTTTCGCTCCTTGTACGTAAATTTTACCGTTGTAATCTTCAATGAAGATAGTTTGTAAAATTCCTGCATAACCTTGAATTTGATTTCTCAATTCAATATCAATTCCCGGAATGAAAAAGGTATTCACCGCAACATATTCATTTGTTCTTGTGGCTTCGTCAAACGTGCCAGTATCAACAATATTATTCCCTGTAGCTTTTACTTCAACTCTTGCAATCGTTCCGGTAGGAACTAAAGGCGCAATAGTAACTGGCAAATCTACAACACCTGTGGCGGTGTTCATAACTGGATCGCTCGCCAAAAAAGGCGCAAATCCAATAGCTTTAACACCTTTCATTGGTGCTGCTCTACTTATTAATCTTGATTTTGTAAGTCCCATATTGTTTTTTTAAAGGGAGGTTTCCCTCCCGTTAATATTATCCGTTATATAAAACGTTATATTTTTGTTTAACAATCCAAGTTGTCATGGAATTGATTAATTTCAAAATTCTTCGAGTTGAAGCGTTGGCTTCTTTTTCGATAATCAATTGAGAGCTGTCAGACAACAAGTCCATAACTAACTTTAAGTTCATTTTTTGCGCTACGATTGCAAATCCTACCAAGTCGACAAATATGATTCTAACATCATTAAAGTACATGTCATTGAATGAATTACCAACGAAATTCTCTTGCAATGCTGCTCCCTGAACTCTGTTGACTGACTTAATCAATTTATAATGCGCTTTTGGCGCGAAAATAACCGGTGCATCGTCACCCGTCATTACTAGCACATCATTAGGGATTGCATTGTATTTTTTCACATACTCTGCAACGATATTTGCAGTCGTTACGGTTGTTCCTGCGACTTTCAAATAATCACCTAATCCAGCTCCTGGAACTGCTTTAGATTGAGAGTCATTGTAAATCATTGTAGCTGGCACTGAATCAAACAAAGTGGTTGGCATTGCCGCAACTAATGCTTGAGCCCCTGCTGAAACAGATCCTTGACCCGCTCCCGGCACAAGTGCCGCAATAGCTGCTTTTGTCGCTGCTGTTGCTCCATTCCAAACCCAAGATTCTAATTTTGCCCCAACTGCTGGTTGAACTTGAATCAAAACTTTTTGATCGAATTCATCTGAAACGACATTATAAGCACCTGCTTTCATACTTCTCTCAAACCTAGTTCCTTTCAAAGAGCTTTCATCAATAATCCCCTCAACATTAAATGTTTTTAAGTTTACGATTGATTTTTGCGCTTTCAAATTCACATTATCAGCTGTTACTGGCCCGTAATTAGCCGCTGAAAATGTTATTTCTGCTGAACTTTCGTAAACGTCTAAGCCTGACTTGTGACCCTCCACTAGTTCAATTGTCTCGCCTCTAAACGTAGGAGAATCTGCGTAGATCTCTTGTACAATTTCAGCGTACTCTCCCGCTTCTGTTTTTGTCCCTGTATAAGTTATTGCCATTTTTATTTTTTATTAATGATTGATAATTCTTTTTTGATGAATTTAATTTCATCTTCTTCCAAATGACCTTCGCAATATTCTTCCAAAGACAATTTTGAAGTTTTTATAGCTTCTTGAAATTCTGTATAGGTCGTTTTTTCGCCAAATGGATTTAAAAACCCTGCTTTAATTTCTGCTTTTTTTCTTTCAGCAATCAAATCAATTGCCTTTTCTTCTTTTTTAGTTTCTTCTGCCATTGCTTTACAATTTACCTCGGTTAAATTTCACTTTTTCTACGTTACTCATTTCTTCATATTTCTTTGAATGAGTTCCGTTTGGTTTAATACCTTTTGCAATTTCTGCACCCATTTCAACTGCTACTTTTTTAGCTGCTGCAACTTCGGCTGACATTTCAACATTAATACCTTCAAGTTCTGCAATTTTCGCTTTTAACGCGATATTTTCAGTTGTCAATTCATCAACTTTCTTTTGCAAGTCATCTGCTGGAGGTACTGGGTCTCCTTCAGCCATTTTTACTTTCTCGGCTTCGGCTTCGGCTTCGGCTGCTGCTGCGTCCTCTTCCTCTTTTTTCTTCGCTGCATCTTCTTCAGCTGTCATTTGAATAACTGCTTTAATACGTGCGTCTACTTCTTCTTTTGTCATTTCTATGTTTTCATTTGTTAATACTGGTTCTAAATATGCTTCTATCGAAAAGCCTGTTAACTTTCCTTTTTTAATATCTTCCCAAACTTCTGGGTTGTCAACTTTTTGAGCCATTACCCAATC